ATTTATAAGTCGAAGTCTGCTGCGGCCGAGTTAAGCTCTGGCCGCTTGTCTGTCTCTACCACCAAAACAGGTTTTCCTTGGGACTTTTCCACTAAGCCCTGGTCCTCAAGTAACTCTTTGAACTTCTTCTTACCGAGCAGTTTCTCCATGGCAGATATACCGATGAGCTCTGTTTTGAAGATGTCTTTCACTCGGTACTTGGCTGCACGTAGTATTTCTACAACCTTGTCTGGATCTGTATATCTCCGGGTGCTCCTGCCCTCGACTAGCTTCCAGCCAGGGAACTTGACGCCGTGGTCTCTGGCCTGTACCAGAGCAAAGTCCTTAATGTCTTTGACCCAGGCCTCAATTGCATCCACTTGGTGGAGTAGCTCTGCAATGTCCTCAACATCAAGAAGCTCTGGCCGTTTATACTCAAAAGCACTTGGCACTTCTGTCATAGCCTCAGCCCTGGCCTTGCAGCGATTTTTCACTTTGCAAAACCTGCACCAATCACCGGGAACGAAATCGCCTTCACCGGCCCAGGCCAGTTCAGCCTTGGGCTTAAGTTCGCTCTCAGCCCATTCAAGGAGCTCGTTTAACGGGATTTCCCAGGTAGAGACGTTCCCGATGCGGGGCTGATGGATGGTCATACGTACTGTGTCAACCCCAAAGATATAGCCAAAGGCTTCATAAGCTCCCAGTGCATAGAGCATCATCTGCGCATTTTCTGGCGCCTCTACTTCAACGCCCTTTCCGTATTTGAAGTCAATGATCTCCATGACCCCATCACTGAGGATAATGCAATCCCCCGTACCGAATCCTTCCGGTACCCAGCGACTGAAATCCAGATGTTCTTCCAAGAAAATCACTGCATCCTTGCTGCGGGTCTTGGCCTCAGCGTACTGTTCCATAACGTAGTTCACGAAAAGGCTAACGTAATCGGGCATCTCTGCAGAGTAGAGGTCATGGTTTTGGATTTTAGCTAGCTGTGCGTGGTACTCCTTAGCGGGAATCCTTTCAAGCTGCCTGCTTAGCTCTAGCTCTGCTAGGTCATGGGCTAGCGTACCTTCCTCGGCGTAAACTGAACTGGTATCAGGCAGGGGCTCTTCCAGCCTAGCTGATGGAGTGCAAGCCATCCATCTATGGGCACTTGATGCGCTGAGTATCGCATGCTCCCGGGTCACTACATCGCCTCCAGTCGTGAGTAAACTTCATCCCAAACATCTTCTGGCAGACTAGAAACATTGTCGCAGTTGTATTCAGCAAGCAACGCCTTCAGCTCTTCCCGCTTACCCTTCCTGGCCAACTCCACGAACTTCTCCCGAATAGTATCCAAGGAGATGGATCTTGTCCGCTTTTCTGGGACCGGGGAAACTTGTGGAGCGGCCGACTCGGGAGCTGCAGCCGATGCTTGCTCAGATGCGGAATCAATTGGAACTACAAAAGCCTCCTGATTTCTTATGGCTTCTGCCAGGTTATCTATCGCTTGAATCAGGGGCTCTAGGCCTTGAAAAACATGCGTGATTTTAATGTTTTGCATTTTGATCTCCTTTCAAGGTATAATAAGATGAACGATTTTCTTTGGGCCTCTTGCATTGGCGGTGCAGGAGGCTCATCTCTTTCTTGGCGGTTCTATACATCTCACTAATATGCCGAAATTCTTCCCACGTGTAGCGGTGGATCGGCTTGTCAAAGGGTTCAAACCCTAAGAAGTTGATGGCTTTGACGATAAACTCCTGGGCCTTTTTATCTGGTCTTAGGTGGTTGGGAATCATGTAATCAGGTGATGCGCTGATCAACAACCGCAGCCCTTGCGTTTTTCTTCCTCCACCTTTGACCAGTCAAGAGCTTTACCACACTCAGGGCAGTACCGGAAAGATCTGAGGACCCATACCTTATCACACGCTGGGCAGCTGTACCGGGTGACCGGTCCTTCATCATTTCTGCTGCCAGGATCTACTTGGGTGTAGTTATGGAGCTCGCCCGCAAGTTTCCAAAGCCCGCAGACTAGCCTGGTGTTCAGCCTATTTAAGCGGTCAACTTCACGCTGTAGGCTCCGGTTATCATTCTTAAGTCTTCGATTTTTGTCCCGTAGCCGTTCAACTCGACCCTGTAGGTGGAAGGATAGACCCAGAAAGAATATGCCAACGCTCATCAACACGAACTCAATGACTGTAACATGACTGTTCATTTTTTCGCCTCCTCATTTATTAGCCCGAACACAATTTCCGCCATGCGCTTATCTGAGATTTCGCCATCAAACCATTTATAGGCGGCTTCTTCTATTCTTTTGAGCTTGTCCAGCTTTCGCCGTCTCTCCACTTCTTGATGCAGCTCTGCTGATACATGGTAATCATCTGAGCCCAACTCTGTGCACCTCCTTTAGAAATTCTCTGATTTTGAAGATTATTTTTGTGGCTCTTGGTGAGCCGGGTTGTCCTCTGATGAATTGATCACGTGGTCCCACTTACCACTGCTAATTTGAGCTACTAGTCCTTTGACATCAGTCCCGAACAAAATCTGTACCAGGTTCTCATCTACAACAGGCGGTCCTTGGATAACTACTTTAAAATCAGCTTCCATTAGATGAACCCTCCTTCCGAATCTCTACCTCGAACACGTTGCCTTCTTCAACGACCGGCCTCACAGAAAAGCCCTTCCCCTCAACTACAAGTTTCTTGTAGTCCTCGGGTAAAAAAACATCTTCAAAACGCCGCCCAGAGATCTGCAAGATTCTGATAGCTTCTGGAACTGTCACGGGAGTTTTTCCTGTCTCCTTGGCCGAGTAGGCGGCCTGGCTGATACCGATCTTCTTGGCAAACTCCTGCTGAGTTAACCCCAGTTCAGTTCGCAGGAGCAGCAGCCCTTTGTGCTTAGTGCGGATCCCAGTCAAAATAATCACCTCTTTCTTGCAAAAAGTATGAATAATGTTCATCGCTCATCGACATAATACTACAAGATCCTTGTAGTTGTCAACAGGAAACTTATAATTTATAGGAAAATAGCGGTTTTTATCGGTTGTGTGATACAAGATTTTTGTATATAATAGAGGTACAAAGGGGGACTTAACGATGAGTTTCAAAGAAAGACTAAGGAGGTTACGAGCTGAGAAGGACCTTACTCAAACTGAGCTGGCGAAGGTTTTCGGGGTAGCCCCTACCACCATTGCATCGTGGGAGCAGGGTCGGAGCAGACCTGACATTGAGGAAATAGCTTTAATCGCCAATTACTTCGGCGTGTCGGTTGACTATCTGCTGTGTCTTACGGACGAGAAACGCCCAGATAAACGACTATACTATAGTATAGGGGAATTAAAGGACCGGGGCTTAGTGGTGAGCGATAGTGCCCATGATAGAGACGTAATAAAATTTAAGGAGCTCATGGCCGAAGAAGACATTACACCCGAATTTCTCAGAGAGATACTGCCCATCATCCGCTATCTTAAAGAACACCTGCCAAAAACCAAATAGCCCTGGATCAACAGTGCTTAACAGGGGGGCTTGTTTATGGTATTCAAAAATCTTGGACTGATGGTAGATGAACTTTGGATCAACGGCTATATTGTTAGTCAATGCAGAAAGAATTCGTCTTTCCTGTGTATTCGCACAGCCAGCGTAGTCAATGATGAGGAAGAAAGGGGTGAGAAGAGTGAGCAGAACGATTGTAGCGGTAGGATATGCAAGATACAGCACCAATAAGCAAACGGACAACTCCATCGAATATCAGAAGAATGCGATCCTCCAGTTCTGCAGGGAAAAAAGATTAACTTTACGTAGATTCTACGTTGATGAAGCAACCACTGGAACGAACATGGCCCGGCAGGGTCTACAACAGTTAATCAGAGACGCAGAGCGTGGAGATTTCAACACCGTCATTATTTATGATATTAGTAGAGGCAGTCGGAATGTAGGCGACTGGTTTAATTTTCGGAACTTGATGCGGGAATTTGGGGTTCAAGTCATCGCTGTGCATCAGGAACTTGGAGATGTTACTGATCCGAATGCGTTCCTTAAGGAAGCAATAACAGTCAGTTTTGCTCAGTACGAAGTGCTGCAGGCCAGGACCAAATCAATGGCTGGCTCCAAGCAGCGGGCCTCAAAAGCGCAGTTCATGGGCGGAACTCCGCCATTGGGGTATGATATAGTAAATGGTGAATATGTAATCAATGAAGTGGAAGCTCGTTGGGTTAAAATCATTCATTATATGTATGCGATGGGAGCAAAGTATAGGGAGATATTAGAAGCCATACCTGAAGCGAGAAGTAAGTTGGGCAACCCACTCGATGCAACTAGCCTTCATGCTATTCTGAAGAATCCTCGTTATGATGGAACCTTTATCTGGAATGAATTTGAGCATAAGGTAATGGGAATGTGGGGTGGACGAACCCCGAAACCGAAAGATGAGGTAACGAGGATTCCAGGTGGAATCCCTGCAATCGTTACCCCGGAACTCAAGAAGGAGGTGCTGAAAAGGATGGCCAGTAGAGCTTATGGGGGCCGTAACTCAGCTAAGCGTGATTATCTTTTGACTGGTCTTATCGAGTGCGAGCTGTGCGGCAGCACCTATCATGGCCGGACAAGCAAGAACAAAAAAGGCTTTGTCTCAGTTTCCTACGTCTGCGGTAATAAGTATAATTACAGACGAAATAGAACTACCAAGTGCACGGCGCCAAATATTCAGGCTGCCAAGCTTGAAAGCTTTGTCGTGGCCAAGCTCAAAGAGTTTCTGAAGACCGCTGACTTCACGGCCATGGCCAAAGAGATCGCTCGCCAGGTCAACAACGCAAGCGCAGAGCTTAAGGAAGAAAAAGCAGAGCTGGCGAAGATTAATGCTAAGCTACACAACGGAATGAAAGCCATTTTGGACGGCATGTACTTTCCGGAGTTGCAGGATGAAATGGATCGCCTTCGGGTCAGGAAAAATGAGCTTGAGGAAATTATTGCTACCGTGGAATCCAATCAGCGGAAGGTCTCAGTAGAGGATATTTTGAAACTCTTTGATTACTCAGTGGAACTGTTGGAGGAAGGCAATGTGCAGCAGGCCATTCAACGTCATGTGACAAAAATTTATGCCCATGCTGATGGTAAATGTACCATAAACATGGGCGTATGCATCAATGGTTGCGGGGGTGCGCAGTATATCGTGCATACAATTTTTATCTAAGAAAATAGCAAGAAGACTCCCACCTCTTTAGGTGGGAGATGAATTGCTAACAAAATCTTTTAGAATTTTAATAACTAGGTTGTTAAAACTTCTATTGTCCTGCTTAGCTATTTTCTCTAGCTTTTCCTTAAGGTCTTTAGGTATTGTGATAATTGTCCTCACCTTGTCTTGTGATATAGCCATACTATCACCACCTCACTAATATTATATCACTATAACATATAGTTGACAAGGTGATAACACTATGATATAATAATTATGGTGGTGATAGTATGTTAAGAGCTTACAGATACAGATTATATCCCAATAAAAAACAGCGAGAATTAACCCATAAGACAATAGGTTGCTGTAGGTTTGTATATAATTACTATCTTAACAAACGCATCGAAATATACCAAAATGAAGGTAAAACATTGAATTATAACGCATGTGCTAATGATTTACCTAATCTTAAACAACAATACCAATGGTTAAGAGAGGTAGATAGTATAGCATTGCAACAGGCGTTAAAAGATTTAGATAATGCTTACAATAATTTTTTAATAATGGCCATGGTTTTCCTAAATTCAAGAGTAAAAAGAACCCGAAACAATCTTATAGAACACAGAATGTTAACAATAACATAAGGATAGAAAGAAATAAGATAAAATTACCAAAATTAGGCTGGGTTAAGTTTAGAAACAGCAGAAATTTTTCTGGTAGAATAGTATCTTGTACTATAACTAAAACAAATACAGATAAATATTTCATCTCTGTATTAGTAGAAGAAGAAATTCAGCAATTGCCACCAACAGATAATGTGATTTCCTTTGATTTGGGGATAAAATATTATCTTGTAACATCAGAAGGTGAAATTGTTGAAAATCCTAAAACATTATACAAATACGAAAGAAAGTTAGCTAAACTTCAGAGAAAATTGACTAAAAAACAAAAAGGCAGTAACCGTTATAAAAAACACGCAAAAAAGATAGCAAAGCTACATGAAAAAATTACAAATATCCGTAATGATTTTCTTCATAAACTATCTTCAGCGATTATTCACGAAAACCAAGTGATAATCTCTGAAGATTTGAATATAAAGGGTATGTTAAAGAATCACCATTTAGCCAAAGCAGTAAGCGATGCTACATGGAGTAGATTTTGTGATATGTTAGAGTATAAGGCTAAATGGTATGGCAGAACGTACCACAAAATTAATTCATGGTATGCTTCAAGTCAAACATGCAGTAAATGTGGTTTTGTTAACAAAGAAGTCAGATGTTTAAGCATAAGAGAATGGGTATGTGATAATTGTGGTACTGTTCATCATAGAGATATTAATGCTGCAATAAACATACTTAAACAAGGATTAAAAGAACTAGGATTAACAGCTTAATATAGACTAGGGTTGGAACGACCCGATGTGAGGCTCGTGGAGGTAGTAGGTTACGAGGCTGATGAAGCGAGAATCTCCACCTTCTAAGCGAAGCGTAAGGTGGAGAAGTTCAACTTTAATGCTGCGTGGCCCCCGAAACCGACCAGTGTATTTATTATAGCCTGGACTAATTGTTGCAGACAATAGCCAGATGGGTGCTCAAAGAAAAACCCCCGCCAGTTGGCGAGGGTTTTCTTTGTACTGCTACTTGGGCTGGACAGTGACCGCGATGTAGTCCTCGCCACCGCTTACGCTGACGTACTCGTTGCAGCCACCTTGGTCGTCGGGTATCACGTTGTAGCCGCGGGCCTCCACTTCGTCAATGGCTATCCGCACTGCGGTTTTTGGATCGCCGACCGGGATAACGAGCTGAAATCGCTCGACAGGCTCGAAGTTCTGAAATCGATGGCCATCCGCGCTCTCGACAGTCTCGGTGGTTTCCAGCACCACTACCTCCACCACAGTGTTGGGCCCGTGCTCATAAACTCCAGGCCGACCGATGATATTCGCCTTCTCCGCGCATTCGGGGCAGTAGAAGTAG